AAAAATATAGGTTTTGTTGAAAAAACTGATGATGAAAAAACAGACATGATAAAGTTCTTAGTTGATAGTGCCAAAGGTATTAGTACAACTGAGATTCAAAAGGAGGTAAGTCCTATGACAAACGAAACAACAGCAGTTGTTGAAGATGTTGAGGTCGCTCCAGAGGCAACAGATGTTGATACTGTTACCAAGAGTGTTGAAGTTGAAGAAGCACCTGTTGCTGAAACAACTGAAACAGCCGAAGCAGTTGTTGAGACTGAACTTGCCAAGTCAGAAGAGGTTGCAGTAGCAACTGAAGAGATTGTAAAATCTGACGAGGTAGTAGTCAATGCAGTTGCCGAAATTAAAGAGACTCTTGCGAGTGCCTTTGGCGATCTAGCAGCAACTATTAAGTCATTAAATGAAGAGACCATGAAGGTGGTCCAGGCTCAAGTTGCTGAGTTAAGCAAGTCCATTACAGACGTATCTAAAGAGGTTAAGAACGTCAAAGAAAGTAATGCTGAGTTTGGAAAGAGAGTAGATGCCGTAGAGCAAGATACTGCTTTCCGCAAGTCTGGCGATCTAGGCGAGATCGTACAGGAGCCAGAAATGGTTCAGAAATCCTTATGGGGCGGTCGTTTCCTCGCAACTGACCTATTCAAATAAGGAAATTCACTAGGAGGTGAACAATATGTCAGAAGAAATTATTAAGAATCAACCAGGTAGCGGTGGCGCATCAGACTCGGGTTTATATAACGCGGATGGTGGCTTTGCTTCTGGTGGAATCGGTGGTGTTTCAACCCCAGGTGCAGACACCTTGGGTAACATCCCAACAGCACAATTCGGTGTAACAACTGGTGCAAACGCTGTAAATCCTTCGGGATCTGCTGCTAGTGGAATTCTGAGACCAGAACAGGCACGTCAATTTATTGATTATGTCTGGGATGCTACAGTTCTCGCTAAGGATGGCCGTAGAGTTACTATGCGAGCCAACACAATGGAACTTGAAAAAGTTAACGTTGGTGAGCGTGTTCTTCGCGCTGCTGCTCAAGGTGATGGTGCTTATACCAACACTGGTGCAACATTCACTAAGGTAGAACTTACAACCAAGAAGATTCGTCTTGATTGGGAAGTCACTACAGAAGCACTTGAAGACAACGTTGAAGGTGCAGCACTTGAAGATCATCTTGTTCGCTTGATGACCAATGCATTCGGTAATGATATCGAAGATTTGGCTATCAACGGAGATGGTTCAACAGGAAACTTCCTATCAATCATGGAAGGTTTCCATCACATGATTACAACTAACGGAGATGCACACGATTCTGTGCTTCCAGCCGTTACATCTGATAACTGGACAACACCAGTTATGCAGGGTATCATCAATGCAATGCCACGTAAGTATCGTGCACTTAAGAATAATCTTAAGTTCTATGCAGGTACAGACGTGTTCCAGAGCATTGTCCGTAACAACGGTACTCTTGCTGATGCTATTTCTGAGGCTTTCTCAAGCCGTACAGGTAGCACACAGGCAAATCGTCAAGCATACCTTGATGGTCAAGGACAAGTTATTGGAAATGCACGTACCACTCGCGTACTTGGCATTGACGTAATGGAAGTTCCTTACTATCCAGCAGACTATGTCGATTTGACATTCCCAGCAAACCGTATCTGGGGCTTCCAACGCGATATCACTGTAAATCGTCAGTATCAACCAAAGAAAGATACTATCGAATACACAGTGTTTGTCCGTTTTGGTATCCAGATTGAAGAAGAAGATGCAATTGCCTATAAGGACATTGCTGCTTCCTAATCATTAAGCAATTAACTAGGGCAGGGGATTCGTCCTCTGCCCTTTTTAACAATCTGCTATAATTAAGATACTATTAAGGAGTAAAAATGGCAAGCACAACAAAGAAAGTAGTATCTAAGGCCGTAGAGGTCAACGATCAAACAGTTATTTTTTCTGAGAAAAACTTATATTTTGATGGATATGGTCACATTGATCAGGGGTTTTCTGTTATTGATAAAGTTAATCTAGATATTTATCTACAATCAAAATTTGTACGAGAGGTTAGTGCTGTTGAATTAGCAAAATACTACAGCAAGAATAAATGAAAATACTTCGTCTGCCACCATACCCGTTAAGCATCTCATACGATGTTCCAGCAGCATCTACAGCGTATGATTTGATTATTGAAGATGAAGAAACAGACACAGTATTATTGGAAGAAACAATAACTTCAACTACAGGGAAAAAATTAAATTATACTTTTGAAACTGATGAGTGGCATTTGTATGATAGTGTCTATGCTTTACGAATTCAAGAAGCAGATGGTGATATCGTAGTTGAAGATATGTTAGAAATTACAAGACCATATGTAGATCCAGCAAGTCTTGGAACAACAGCAACAGAGATAGCAGAAATTACTCAAAGGGAGTTAACGGCAAGATTAATTATTGATGCTATTACAGGCGGATTTTATTATACAACTGAAACAATTGAGCACATAGGATTAAACACAGACTATGCACCAGTTAGACCAAGAACTCGTAAAGTTTTGAAAGTTTATCAAAACAACGAACTTTGGTATGATTCTTCATTGGCAGAGCCAGCAATTTTTGGAGTTACCTATAAGTTAAGTGATAATAAAACTGCTATTATTCAAGAGATCACTGGAGCATACAATAGGGCAGATCAAGCACCGTTAATGATGCCAACCGCACAGTCAGACTGGCTTGGTCCGATTGGCTGGGGTAACACATTTTCTAAGAGTTCAGATTATACGTTTATTGTAGAAGCGGGATATAAAGTTGTTCCTGTTGATATCAAAGAAGCAACTTTAATGCTTATGGAAGATATTAAATGTGGAAAATTAGATTATTTTAAGAGATATGCTTCTGCATATAATACAGATCAGTTTAGAATTCAATTTGATAAGTCATTATTTACTGGTACTGGCAATCTTATTGTTGACAAGATTCTTGAGAGATATGCGAGTCACATTATTGTTCCTGGGGTATTGTAATGTCATGCAACGAAATAGACTTTATGTATCCAATGATTGCAGACATATATCATCCAATTGTTAAACAAGACATTTATGGACAAGTAAAAAAAGACTGGGGATTTGATAGAACTGTCGTAATTAGTTTAGCACCAGCAGGATCGGCATCCGAAGAAGATGTAAAAGCAAAAGTGTTTGTTCAATATGAAAATATGTTATTTGGTAGAACAAAAAATGATATTCGCATTGGTAAAGATGGCACAAATAACTCTATTACAAATGTTTTAATTACTAACATTCGCAACTGCTCTGGTGAATTAATCTATAAAGAAACCTCTGGCGCTAGAGAAGATCGTGGAACTATTTATGAGATTGCAACATCAGAGCCATTTGTTGGACCATTTGGTAATATAGAATATTATAAGATTGTTGTTAGAAGAGCAGAAAACCAAGGCGTTGATGATTAATGGCATTGGTTGTTCCACAAATAAACACTAAAGATTTTTCTAAAATGATGAATAATGTAATCGAATATTCAATAGGATTTTTAGACGGAACCCAAAAAGGTAAAACACAATTTTTACAACAATTAGGAAAGTCAACTATTGATGGACTAAAAAGATATATAGATATACAAGCAAAAATGAGTCCTGGCGCCCTGCATCATGTATATGAATGGCATAAAGTTGGAAGTCCAGATGCAAGGTTATATACAATATCTATGTCTGTCAAAGGAGATGCAGTAGCGTTTTTTTCAAACTTTAGTCAGTCAAAGTCATTAAAAGAAGGATCAAATGTACCATTTTATAATAAAGCAAAAATTATGGAAGAAGGAGTTTCTGTAGTTATTAAACCAAGAAATGCAAAAGTTTTAGCATTTACAGCAAATGGAGAAGATGTTTTTACTGCAAATCCAGTAGTAGTTAATAACCCTGGAGGAGATCAAGTTCAAGGTGCCTATCAAAAAACATTTGATTCATTTTTTCAAAATTATTTTTCACAATCATTTTTAAGAGCAAGTGGTTTATTTGATCATTTAAGCAATCCAAAAGCATTTAAAACTAATTTAAAACAAGGCAGTATTGGTGGAAGGCGTGTTGGATTTAATACAGGGCATGCCTGGATTGTTAATGCTACAATTGAGGTAGAATAGTACTATGAAAGATGTAAGAGACCTTCCATTCCCTCCAATTTGGGTTAATGAATATATTAAAGAAGAGTTAAATAAATATGGCTTTAGTGTTCTTACTATTCCTAGTAGTCCAAATGCCATTGATGATTTGACAAAAAATAGGGTAGATATTCCACAACAATATGATCCAGACGGAAACCCTCTAGCGACACAATGGGATATTGCAATTCAATACGATAGGCTTTTAAGATTTAGACGTAATTCATTTTATCCTATGAAATGTGAACAGTTGTTGTATTATGTTTATGCTGTTCCTAGCAAGATTATAGATGCTGGTATTATAATTTCCCAACTTCTTGATAGGTCAGATGCTGCTGCAGAGGACTTAAATAGATGGTGTATGGCAAAACAAAATGGCAATAGCCCAATAAGAGACTTAGCAGTACCAATTACCCATAATGTATATTTTCATGATATTAAAGTTTATCAGTTAGAAGAAGCCAGAGATCTTACAGAATTGGCTGCCTTAAGAGGGCTTACACTTAATAAATTTATTATTGAATATGACTATCATACAATAAATCAAGAAAAAATTATTAATACCTCTATTCCAGACCCAGATATTAATTATACCTAAAAACGCTGGTATACTGGCTTTAGAGGAAACATCGCCTGTTTGCCACTATAACTTAATACAAAACTAAAAAGAGGTGAATTAAATATGCCAGCATATTCTCGTGGTACGTCCACAAACATTATCGTAGGTGCAGCAGCGCTATTCGTTGCTGACGCTACACTCAATACCACAACTAACGCTATTCCATCGTTCGTAAGCACTGAGTCTTACAAGTCTACTCTTTCATCGGATCCAGACTACACAAACGTTGGTTATACAATGAACGGTATTGAACTTCAATTCCAACCAGATTTTGGTGAGGTTCAGGTTGACCAGGTTCTTGACGTTGCAAAACTCTACAAGCAAGGAATGCAAGTAAATCTTGCTACTACATTTGCAGAGGCAACTCTTGAAAACCTTCTTCTTGCTACCGCAGGCCAGGATTCAGACCTTACAGGCTCAAAGAGCACATCAAATGGTCGCGTTCTTAATCTCTCCGCAGGAGACATTGGAGAATGCCCAGTTGAACGTGGTATTGTTGCAGTAGGTCCAGGAACTGGTGACTGTGAAGATTCTGGAAATGTTGAGCGTGTATACGTTGCGTATCGTGCTCTTTCCATTGAAAATGTTACAGTATCTGCTAAGCGTGATGAGGCTTCAATGTTTGAAGTTACATTCCGTCTTCTTCCAGATGATCTAACAGCAACATACGGCAAGATTGTTGATCGCACTCACACTGCATCCTAATCTTAACTGATTAACAAGGCCCATCTTTTATAGGTGGGCTTTGTCCTTTTATGATAAAATTGATTGATGGCAACTACAATATATAGCACAAAAACAATATCATTAGTTGACGGAACCGAAATAGAAATTATTCCTCTTAAGATTAAATATTTAAGAGAGTTTATGGATAGTTTTGATTTAATTAAAAATGCATCTAATGAAGAAGAAACAATAATGGTTTTAGTAAACTGTGTTAGGGTTGCCATGAAGCAGTATTATCCTAAAATATCTAAAACAATAGCGGATATTGAAGATAATTTAGATTTACCTACAGTATATGAGATACTAGATATTGCTGCAAATATTAAAGTTAATCAAGACTCTCAAGAAGAAGTCAAAAAACAAGCGGAAGAAAGTAGCAAAAACTCCTGGGAAGATCTAGATCTTGCTAAATTAGAGGCTGAAATATTTTTGCTTGGAATTTGGAAAGATTATCAAGAGTTAGAACAATCTTTATCTATGCCAGAATTAATGGCTACATTGTCTTCAAATAGAGAGTTAGACTATCAAGAAAAAAAGTTTTTAGCAGCAATGCAGGGTGTAGATTTAGATAAGGATTCAGGAAGACAAAAAGAGTGGGAAGATCTAAAAGCAAGAGTATTTAGCAAAGGACAAACATCAGATAGCAATGATGTTTTATCTCTACAAGGAGCAAATGCACAAAAATATGGTTTTGGAATTGGCATGGGCTTAGATTATGAAAAATTAACATAAAAACAAGGATTTGTGCTATAATTAAGTAACCTAAACAGGAGGAAAAATATGGCAACTAAGAGCGACAACACAGAAACTGTCGAACTTATTGATGGAACAAAGGTAGCAGTCAGACCCCTAAAAATCTCACTTCTTCGTGATTTTTTGAAGAAGTTTGAAGGAGTTACCGCTGTTGCTGATAATAACGAAAAGTCTATGGACATTCTAATTGAATGTGTTCAGATTGCAATGCAGCAATACAAGCCAGAACTAGCAAAAGATATTAAGGCACTTGAGGATAACATTGATCTGCCAACAGTTTATAAGATTGTTGAAGCAGCGTCAGGTGTTAAACTACAAGATACTTCTTTGCTAAATATGTAAATAAAAGAGGTGTTATAGGTGGCTGAAATTCAGTCAAATATTCAGGTCAATATTGACACGACTGCAGCCCTTGCCAACCTTAAAAATTTACAAAGGCAACTGGCAAACTTTAACGCCTCTTTTTCAAAATCAAGCGCAGCAGCAGTAAGAGCACAGGCAGAGTTTTCAACCAATCTGGTTAACTCAATTAATGCAACTGGAAAGTTTGCTGCTGGAATACAAACAATTCAAAGTGCAACTGAAAGATTTACTGACTCATTAGAAAAAAACAAATTTTCAACAAGAGAGTATTTTAGATATGCAGCAGGATCAACAAAAGCATTTTCTAAAATGTTTTCATCTGAATTTAATACAATTCAAAAAGTTGCAGAAGAAAGAGTAAAAGACTTACAAACCCAATATATTAATATGGGTAGAGATGCCAATGGAGCACTTAAAGCAATTGCTGTAAGACCTCTTACTTTAGATATGGATGATTTAGCAACTAAGGTTGCAATCACATCTCAAAAACAGCAAATCTTTGGACAACTTTTAAAACAAGGTTCTACAAATCTTCTTAATTTTGGTAAAAACACACAGTGGGCTGGCCGCCAACTTATGGTTGGTTTTACAATTCCACTTACTATTTTTGGCTCTAAAGCAGCACAAGTTTTTATGGATCTTGAAACTCAGGCGATTAGGTTTAAACGTGTTTATGGAGAGATGTTTACTACTCAGGCTGAAACAACTAAAGCGCTTAATGAAGTAAGAAAGTTAGCGCAAGAATTTACAAAGTATGGCGTTGCAGTTACAGATACAATGAAGATGGCTGCAGATGCAGCAGCACAAGGTAAGCAGGGCGCAGATCTAATGGCTCAAGTTGCAGAAGCAACTAGGTTGGCAGTACTTGGTCAAGTAGAACAACAGCAAGCACTAGAAACAACCATGTCTTTGCAAAATGCTTTTGGATATTCTGCAGAACAACTTGCAGGCAAGATAAACTTTCTTAACGCAGTTGAAAACCAAACTGTTGTAGGCATTGAAGATTTAACAATTGCAATTCCAAAGGCTGGTCCAGTCGTAAAGCAACTTGGTGGTGATGTAGAAGATCTTGCTTTTTTCCTTACTGCTATGAAAGAGGGAGGAATCAATGCATCAGAAGGCGCTAACGCACTTAAGTCGGGATTAGCATCATTAATTAACCCTACAGATAAAGCATCAGGAATGCTTGCTGATCTTGGCATTAATATTAAAGGAATAGTTGAAGCAAACAAGGGAGATATAAAAGGAACTGTAATTGGTTTTGCACAAGCACTTGATACATTAGCACCACTTGAAAGAGCAAGAGCAATTGAGCAATTATTTGGTAAATTTCAGTTTGCACGTCTTTCTACACTATTTCAAAACGTAACAAAAGACGGTGGACAAGCAGCAAGAACTTTAGACTTAACAAGTAAATCAGTAGAAGAATTAGCAATTTTATCAGAACGAGAGTTGGGCGCAGTAGAAGATGCAACTGGAACCAAGTTTAAAAAATCAATGGAGAATCTTAAAACAGCAATTGCCCCTATTGGAGAACAATTCTTAAAGGCTGTAACCCCAATCGCAGAATTTATTGGAAAAATATTAGAAAAGTTTAATGGATTAAGTGATGGTGTAAAAAGTGGTATTTCTAGACTTGTTCTAATTGTTGGAGCAGTTGGACCTGTAGTTCTGATGACCTTTGGTTTGCTTGCTAACGGTCTTGCAAATATAATTAAGTTGTTTGCTGCCGTAAGAAATGGATTCTTAGGATTAGGAAAAAATTCTAATTATTTAGGAAATCAAACTAATTATCTAACATCTGAACAACAAGAGGCAGCAGCAATTGCAGCATCTTTAGATCAAGCACATTCAAAACTTATACAAACATTTACAGTTGAACGAAGTGCAGTTGCTCAACTTCAAGAGGCTTATGCCCAGGCAGCCTTAGCAGCAGGAAGACTACAGCAGTCCAACCCTGGATTTTTTATGCCAAGGGTTGCAGGTGGAAGAGGTCAATATCCAACTCAGCCACCAGGAATGAGATTAGCAAGAGGTATTATTTCAGTTCCTGGTCCAAAAGGTGCTGGAGATGTTGTTCCTGCAATGCTTTCACCAGGAGAGTCTGTTATTCCAGTTGAGCAAAGTAAAAAGTATGGTCCATTAATTCAAGGAATTATTGCTGATAATATTCCAGGATATGCTGTTGGATTATCTGGAACAGAGCAGAGTCACTTTGGTAGATTAAAACCAGAAAACATTGTTAGAACAATAGCAGACCCTGAAATGCAACAAGTAATGTCTGCTATGGGAGATTTCAAGATTGCAGTAGAAGTTTTAGGTAATGGTGTAGATGGATTAATTGAGGTTGTTGATTTTGCAGAAGTAAACATTAAAGATTTAGCAAAAACAATAAAAGAAAATAATATAGATGTTGCATATGGCTCAAGTAGAAATCCATATGAATATGGGGCAACAGGAGTTCGTGAATCAAAAGATCGTAACAGAATGTATGAGGCTGCTGGCATTGCTGGCGCACCACTTAGTTATGAAGAACTTGTTAAGTCTGGAAATGTAGCAAACGCATATGCAGCAGATCCAACAAGACCAGAAGCAAAAAGAAAAGAGGCAGCAACTTTTTATCAAGAATCTGTTGATATGCAAAAGCAAATTGCAGGATTATCAGAAGATGAAAAGGAAAAGGTAAAACTAGACTATTCAAGACAACAGCATGCTAGGGCAATTGCACAAAAACTTACTGCTAATGGTATGCAATCACAAGAAGCAATAATTAAATCCCAAAAAATGATTGCTGATGCAGAAGCACAGGTTTCTAGACTTGTTTCAGAAAGAAAAACATTGGCTGAAAAAAGAACAGTACTAGAAAAAGCACATACTGCTACATTGTTTAAACTTACACCTAAGTTAATTGGTTTTGACACTACAAAAGAAAGAACTCTTGATAATGGAGGAATTTTTACTAGAGGACAAAATGCTCATGCAGCAAGGGATCTAGCAGCACTAAATGCTGGATTTGGAAGAGTTTATGGAGCAGGAGAACAAATTCCTTCAGAGGCTACTAGTTTTGGAGGCTCTAGAATTCAACAACAAAGAGGAGCAAGATTACGAAGAAAAACTAGTGCATTTTTTAGAATGGGTGAAGTTGGAGGATCATTACAAGATAGGTCTGTCATAGACCCATATATGGAAGCAAGAGCCAAATATTTTGATAAAGCAGATCCAAAAATAAATAGTTTAGCAGCACAGTCAGGTGCACAAATTGGAAAGAATTTGGTTCAAGGCACTATTCAAGGCGCTAATGATGAAGGACAGATGGCATCTCCTTCAAGAAGAACTTATAGACAAGGACAAGACCTTGTTCGTGGAATGGTAAACGGTATTACGGATGAGTCAAAGCGTTCTTCAAGACAACTAAAAAATACTACAGTTGGTGCAAATCCTTTACCTATGACAAGAAGTGGTGCAGCAGGAGGTTTGCAGCCAGCACCAAAAGCAAATCTTCCTCAGTATACAAGAGATGGAATAAGAATTGTTCCAGTGGGAACAACTGCCCCAACTGTTGCTGACCAACAAGATGCACAACTTGCAGATGCTGAAAGACAAAGAAGAAGGACAATACTTGCTAGAACTAATGGTCTACTATTTGGATTGTCCTCACTATCTTCTGTTCTTGGAATGATGGGAAATGGCATTGCACAAAAGGCTGCTCCATTTTTAGTTGGAATAAATTTGGCTACAATGGCAATGCAAATGATCCAAGGTCCAGCATCAGCAGCAGCAGTTGTAATCACGGCACTTGTTGTTGGCACTTATTTATTGGTTGAAAGAAATAAACAACAAGCAATTGCACAGTCTAAATATATTGATACTATATCTGCAACAACAGAAAAAATGAAATCAGTAGGTGAACTAACTGGTAAAGTTGGTGCTTCTCAACTAATGGATAAAAGAAGAAGCATGGGTGTGTTAAATAGATATACTACTGGTTTTGATAGAAAAGGCCAGCAATTTGGAACAACGATGATGGAGTCAGAAGTTGGAAAACAAATATATAAAGGTTTTACAGAAGAACTTGCCAAAAATAGAAGCGGTGCAGTTAAACAGTTTGGTATTCAGTTAGGCTCTTATGTTGCAGATGGAGTAATGAGTTTAGAGCAGGCAGAAAGTTTTGCAAGATCTGTAGGAATTTCTCTTAATGACATGACAGTATCATCGCAAATTGTTGCAGAACTAAGAGAACTACTTGGTCCAAATGGAGAGAATCTATTACAAACTCCATTAGAATTAAGAGCAAAACTTATTGCTCAAAATATAGAATTAGGAGATACTGCATTAGAAGGTCTAACATCATCTATTGATAAACTAGGAAGCGGAAATCAATTAAAGGGTCTTGGTAAGTTTTATAAAACTTATGTAACACAACTATTTAAAGAAACAGATATTGAAAAATTTGCTGCATTAAGTGCAGCACAAAATGTTCAAAGTTTGGAATCAGTTAAAAGTCAAATTGATGGTCAAACAAAAATGTATGAAGATAAAATTAAAGAGTTAGAGCAACAAAGAGCAATAACTAAAGATAAAGAGAAACAGGCTGTTATAGATCAAAAAATTGCAGATCTTAATGAGAAAAAGAAAAATGATACTGATGTTTTAAGAAAAAGTATCAAAGATGTTTTAGATCAGCAAAGAACCGCTTTAAAAGAACTTCAAAATGCTGAAAACATGGATATTTTTGGTCTTGACTCATTTTTTGCATCTTTAAATAATCAAATAGAAACAAAGTTTAAAGCAACAAACGAGGCTGGAGCAAAAATGTTTTTGGATACCTCGTCAAATCTTTTAGGAACTTTTGAAAAATTAAACCCTGCAAAAAGAAAACAGGCTCAAGAGTTAGAAGTTACATTAAAAACATTAGTTGCAAGCGATGTTTTAGGATTAAATGCAGCAACAAACTTGTTAAATATGTATGGTGATGATACTGGCAAGATGGTCCAAACCTTATCAACTGCATTTGAAATTAATGATTCTGGTCAAGTTTCTGAGGCAGCAAATATTATTTTTGCTCTACTGGGAGATAAAAAACCAGAAGTTGCTGTAAAAGTTTTTACAGATATTACATCTAAAAAGGGTCAAAAAGATTTTGAAAAAAGAGCAAACTTTCTTGCAGAATTAACAAAATATGAAAATAAAGAAACTATGATATCAATGATTATTGATGATAGTGGAAGTTTGAAAAAGTTAGATGAATTTGTTGCACTTACTGAAAAAATTGAACAATTACCAGATCCAATTCAAAAAAGTGCTGTGCTAGATATTTTAACTGAAGGATTAGATATTAAAGCAGGAGAGCAAGATGACTTGATGGAATTTTGGGACTATATAGCAAAATTGCCAAAAGAACAACAAAAAACAGCAATACAAACGTTTATTACATTACAAAAAACAATAACGTCAGAAGAAGAGATTGCAGCAGAAAATAAAGCAATCGCTGCTGCTGGAGGAAACATACTTCCAGCGTCAGCACAACAAAAAATTAGAGATGAAGTTGGAACAGTTAAAACTGCAGCAGAAAGAACAAAAACAATCTACGGTGAGACAGGAGTTTTAACGAAATCAAAAACTGGTGGTAAAAAGACAGGAAAAGGCGATAGAGATACAACCTTTGACGATATGATGAAAAAACTTAAACTGTTTCAACAGGCATCAGTTAATGCTTTGGGTGGATTTAAAGAATTGCAAAGAGTAATGAATCTGCCTAGCAAAAAGGGTGGAGCATTCATGTCGTTTAATGGTATTACAAATCAATTAGTTAAAACAAAAAATTTAAGTACTGATTTTATTGATATGGTTGAAGGCCTAAGTCCAGAAGAATTACAAAAGAAGTTTGGTAAGTTTGGCCTAGTAATTAAAAATGGTGTTGTTACATTTACAAAGGGTGCTAAGGATATTAATAAAGCGCTTGCATCAATAGCCGCAGGTGAACTTGTTGCAGACAATGTTAAAGAAATGAAAAAACTTGAAGATAGAACTGCTGCAGTTAATATTTTAAGAGCAAAAGGTGTAGATTATTCAACTGCAATGGCAGTAACAGAAAGTAATTCTATTGCATTGGCTATAAAAAATGGTCAATTAAATCAACAACAGTTAAGCGATTTAATTAATTCACAAAGAAAAAGAAATGTATTAGAGGAACAGTATCAAAAAATAATAACAGTTAAGCAACAAGATGCTGTTATTGGTCAAAAAATGGCCAATGAACAAATGCTTGCGTTTTTAGAACTTCAAAATGCAATTGCAGAAAATCAATTTATTATACAAAAAACAGAAATAGAGACTGCTGCTAAAAGAAATGGTTATACTTTAGAACTTATTAACTATGAAGAAGATCTTGTAAATAATGTTTATGAAAAACAAATCCAAGCATTGGATGAAATTGTAAAACGCAATGAAGAAATTAATCGTTTACAAGAAGGAAGGTTTGGCATTGCTGAGGCGCTTGCTCGTGGAGATATGGCTGCTGCAGCGAGAGCAATTCAGTCAGTAAGACAACAAGAAATTCAAGCACAACTTGAAGCAAAACGAAAGAGTATTGAAGAAGCAAGAAAGAAAACGCTTGAAGGAATTACTGCTGATGGCAAAACAAGAAAACAAATTGAAGAAGAGAATGCTAAAAATGCTGCCAAACTTGCTCAAATTAACTTAGATACTGTTAAAAAACAAATAGAATATGCTCAAGCATTTACAAAGGCTATTGGAAGAACTCCAGAAGAGGTTAAAGCATATAATGAAATTACTGAAAAAATAGCAGCAATTGGAGGATTTAAACTTGATGACCAAGGTGTATTAAAAGCCATTCAGGATGCTGTGTCTGGTAATCCAACTGCATTGTTGTCTGCTGTACAAAAACAAATTGATAAAACTGTTCAGGTATTATTTGGTGGAACAGTAGCAGAAAAACAATTAAAGGCATCACAAGAAGATCAATATAAAGCAGCACTAGGTAGATATTTTGGTGGTATTGGTGCAATGCCTAAACCAGAAGATTTTGGATTATCTTCAGATTATGGACAAGCATTAGATACAACTCCTATTGGATTTAATACTACTGCTACAACTGCTAATACTGTTGCCATTGAAGAAAATACTAAAGCAATTAAGGGCGGTTCAGGAGCAGCATCAACAACTAATAAAACAACTAAAGTCAAGAGTAGTGGAAAAGGTGGAAAATCTAGTCCTTCACTAAAACCAGAAAATCCAAGACAAGCAGATAACAAGAAGCAATATGTTGTGACTCCAGATGGTGCATGGAGAGAGGTTCCACCAAAACCTAAAACGCCTGTTGTTCCAAAGCAAGCAGTAGATGCGCTAGGAAATGAATTAAAGCGTTTCCCAACTGTTAGCGGTAGCGCAATTGATATTACAGTTAGACCAAATCCAGATGATGTTGCAGCAACAGTTGCAAGAATTAATCATGAAGAAATGATTGCAAGAAAACAAAAAGAAATAGAAGATCAGGCAAAGGCAACTGCTGCAACACAACTAGCAGCAGCAAAAGCACAAGAAGCAGCAGCAGCAAGAACTGCAGATGCTAATAATAGACTAAGTCCTAAACTTGCAGAAGTAGTTGGAATATTTCAAACTACATATTCCATGCTAGTTCAATCAGGACTAGCACAATCAAAAAAACAAGATGTTGCAGATGTTGCAAATATATTAAATGATAAAGCAGCATCAAATGCTAGAGAAGCACAAATTGCTGATAAAGCATCGCTTACTCTTCCACAAGCAATAGCAGCAGCAAATGAATCAGGACGAATGGCTGATAGAGTAGCGACCGCAGAAATTGTTGCACAAAAAACAGCAGAAGCAAACAATAATAATCTTTTATCAGATAAAAAACTAAGCAATCAAATGTTTGATATCTACACTGGTGTTATAGCACAGCGAGAAGGATTAAATCAAAAAGCATATGCATCAGATAAAAAACTTAGTCAAGACATGTTAACAATTGCATCAAATGTTAAAGAACAACGTACAGGATTAAATCAAGCAGCAGCATCGGCAGATAAAAAACTTAGTAGTGATATGTTTACTATATATAACGAAGTCCTAGCACAAAGAGCAGGATTAAATCAAGCAGCATATGCAGCAGATAAAAAGTTTTCTACTACATCAGTCGCGTCTGGAATTAATAAAGGAAGCATTAGAGAAATAGAGGGTGCTGGTCCATCAAAAATAGATCTTGCAGCAGCAGTCAAAAAACAAGAATCTGCAAAAGCAACTGCAATAGCAAATATTAATCAACCACTAGTTTCAGCAGAAGAAAGGGCTAAGGCATTATTTAACTCTCAGTACGGTCCTTTGGCTGGAGTTGCTAGTAAATATTTGTTCAAGAGTATGGGTGGAATGGTTCCTAAATATTTTGCTTCTGGAGGTTATGGAAGAGGAACCGATATTATTCCAGCAATGCTTACCCCTGGAGAGTTTGTTGTTCAAAAACGAGCCGTAGATATGCTTGGTACAAATGCAATGAATACAATTAATAATGGAGAAATTCCAGGCAATTCGGTGTATAATTATAGTTTAAGCGTCAATGTTTCAAATAGTAATGCAAATCCAAATGACATTGCAAGGGTAGTAATCAATCAAATTAAACAAATTGACTCACAAAGAATTAGGGGTAGTAGATAATGGCAACAGCATCATATATTTTAGGTAGAAATAGATATACAAGACCACAGGCTGTGATATGGTCAGAAAATGCTGGTACATTAGATACAAGTGGAATTTATATTCCCGTTGGTCAAGAAATAGGCGCTGCGTCTAACTTAGCAACAACTACACAACCAGCAAATCAATTTCTTATTTTATCAGATCATAATAGGTCTGCATTACAATTTAAACCACAAAGAATTGAACAAAGACAAAGGATGATTAATGGTAATATGAGATCTCATCATATTGCAGATAAAATGACAATATCAATGTCTTGGGATAATCTACCATCAAGAGCATATCTAAGGGTTGCAGATTTTAATTCAACAGGAGTATCTGATTTAACTGGTCAAAATGAATATACTGTAGATGGTGGAGCAGGTGGAGTAGAACTACTTGATTGGTACGAAAATCATAAAGGACCTTTCTGGATGTTTTTATCATATGATAACTATAAAAACTTTGGTACAGATGATTCTGCATTTTTACATTTAACAAGTTACAGCGAAATTATGCAAGTTTATATAGCAGATTTTAGTTATGATGTTATTAAAAGAGGTAGAACAAATCACGATCTTTGGAATGTATCTGTTACTTTGGAAGAAGTCTAATGTTTAACAATACAGCATTAAAAAATCATTTTCAAAACTCACCAACAATTCAGTCTCGTGCAAAGATAGTTGCTGAGTGGAATATGAATATGCCAGATAATATTTTTAAAATTGGCAACTATAGATATCGTCCACAAAGTAGTGATACTAGATATTTAACTATACAATCAACATTTGATCAAAATGATATTGGTATGTTTTATACTGGAGCAACTGATGCAGATATAGTTGTAGACGGTGGAGTTGATGATGAGGCAAATCCAATTTTTTATACGGCAACAAAGGAACAATTAAAACTATATTATTCTTTAGAAGACTGCGTTAAACCATTTAGACCAAGGTCTGGAATTAATAAAATTTCATATATTCCAGGAAAATATATTCCATCTTTTACAACTGAGGCATTAAATAATCAAGGTTCATTTTTTACACAAAGGCCAAGATACTATATGCCAGACCGTAATGATCAGTTTAAATATTGGACATCGTATAGAACCGAAAAAGAATCTTCGGCATCTGAAAATACAAAAGAACGTGGTATAGCAAATAGATTAGTTGGACAGTCATATTATATTGACGATGCTGCTCCTTTTGTTGTTTATAAAAATAATGTTCCATCAAATAGATTAGTTATTAAAATGCAAACAAATGTTGGAGGTATTAATTTAGGTCCATATCAGTCTACGGTTAATACGTTAACAGATCCATTTTATGGAATAGGAAATAAAA